TCGATACGGGCGTGATGCTCTTTGTTGCCCACAACCTCACCCTGGAATACAACAGCACCAAGGGCGCCGCTGGAGGCCAGGGCCCGGGGGCTGCTGTGGGCGCGGTGACCAGCATGAGCGCCGATGACGCGAGCTGGACGCGTCAAGCGGTCGCCATGGACCCGAAGGATGGTCAGTACGCGCTGACGACCTACGGCCTCCGCTGGCGGGAGATGGCGAAGATGATGGGGGCCGGGGGCCTCCACATCGGCGTCCCGGGGCCCTGCGAGAGCGGGGGCTACGGGGCATGGCCTGGGCCCTTCCCCTCGCCCTTCTAAGCCTCCATGGCCTCGACCTACAAGAACAACACAGGCGTCAGGGTCACGCGCGGTAATCTGGAGCAGGTCCGGGAGAACCTTGACCTCCTGGCGAGCCTGGAGGTTCTGGTGGGTTTCCCCGAGGACACCACAGCCCGCGACGAAGACCCGAAAGACGACCCCGAGCACCGCGGCATCACCAATGCCGCCCTCGGTTACATCCACGACCAAGGCGCCCCCGAAGCCAACATCCCAGCCCGCCCCTTCATGCTCCCCGCGCTGGAGGATAACAGGGAGAAGATCGAGCGCGCCCTGAGCGGCGCTATGAAGCAGGCGATGCGAGGGGATGCGGTGCGGATGGAGCAGGCCATGATCGCCGCCGGCCTGACCGCCAAGCTGGCGATCCAGAAGAAGATCAACGAGGGCATCCCTCCCCCACTCTCCGACCGCACGCTCAAGGAGCGGGCCCGCCGGGGCAAAAAGAGCGCCATCGCGCGAGCTGCCCAGATAGAACTGGACCGCCGCTCCGCAATGCGTGACTTCGGCGAGGACCCCTTCTTCGACCTCGCCACCGCCCTCACGACAGCCAAGCCCCTCATCGACACCGGCCAGATGCGCAACGCGGTCAACTTCGTCATCCGCGCCCGGAGCAAGAGAAAGGATAGGTAAATGATCGACGTCAGCATGGTCCTTAACGATCCTTTCCTGACCGAACTCTTCGACGTCCGCCGCCAAGCCGAGGGCATCGACGTGCATGGCCGCGCCGCCGTCACGCCGACGCTCTTCGCCGGCCAGAGGGGGCGCGTGAAGCCGCTGGAGGGCAAGGAGTTGGAGCGCCGCGACGACGGCCAGCTCTCGGAGCACGGCATCCAGGTCACCTGCCAATTCGCACTGCGCGATGCACGCCAGGGCTTCCAGCCCGATGTGATTATTTGGAATGGGGTCGAGTACCTCGTGGTGGAGGCGCTCCCCTGGAAGATCGCGGGGTTCACTCGCGCCAAGGCCCACTCCATCACGACCACCGATCCGCCGCAGGGCAATACCTAAGGAGGGCTGAATGGCAAACGATTCAACCCAGGCCGGGTTCCTGCTGCCCTCGACGCAACCGCCCTATGACGTCAGCCTGGAGAACTTCTTCCAGGAGCTTGTGGTGGGGCTGACGGGCCTCGACCCGACGCTGGTGCGCCCGCGCTGGCAGCCGACGCCGCCGAACATGCCCGACTCCACCGTGGACTGGGCCGCCGTTGGCGTGCAGATCGGGCAGAAGCAGTGGAATGCCTACCAGAAGTACGACGCCGACCAGGACGCCTACATCGTGGAGGGCACCGAAACGATCCGGGTCCTGGTGAGCTTCTATGGCCCCAACAACGAGGCAAACCAAGGCCGCTGGGAGGTGGGCCTCCAGATCGGCCAGAACCGCGACACGCTCGACGCGCAGAAGATCAGCCTTGTCGGCTTGGAGGACCCGGTCAACCTGCCCTCCATCCTGAAAGGTATCTGGTACCAGCGCCTCGACTCACAGGCGACCTTCAGTCGCTGGATGACCCGCATCTACCCGATCAAGACCCTCCTTAGCGCGAGCGGGACTGTCGACAACGACGGCATCTCTTCGGCGCCCTTCTCTGTAACTCCCACCCCGTAAAAGGAATTCCTCCATGTCCGGACAACTCCCCATCAGCCGCGCCATCAACGTTCAGGTGTCCATGACGCCGCCCGCTGCGCAGGCGCAGTCCTTGAGCAACCTGCTCTTCCTCGGCACCAGCACCGTCATCGACCCGGTGGAGCGCTATCGTTCCTACGGCACGCTTGCGGCTGTGGCCTCCGACTTCGGCACGACCGCCGAGGAGTACAAGGCCGCGAACCGCTGGTTCAGCCAGACGCCGCAGCCCACCAACATGCTGATCGGCCGCTTCGCCATGACCGCGGCTCGCGGTGGCCTGCGCGGTGCGCCGCTCTCGGTGGCGCAGCAGCAGATGTCGGCGTGGACCGGCATCACCACCGGCGCCTTCAAGATCTCCAAGGACGGCGGCGCCGCGGTGCAGGTGTCGGGCATCAACTTCTCCACCGTCACCAGCATGGCGCAGGTCGCGGCCGCCATCCAGGCCGGCACGGGCATGCCGGCGGGCGTGACGGTGGCCTGGAACCCGACCTACAGCCGGTTCGAGTTCGAGAGCACGACCGCCGGCCCGACCTCCTCCATCGCCTTCCTGACCGCGCCGACCGCCGGCGTCGACATCACCGGTAACATCCTCGGCCGCTCCACCGATAGCGGCGCCTACGTCTACCAGGGCATCGCGGCGGAGACGGCCACCCAAGCGCTGACGCTTTTCGAGGACATGGTCGGCATGCAGTTCTATGGTGTGGGCATCGGGGGTCTGGTCCCTGGCGCCAACGCCGGCGCCGATAACACCGCACTCCTCGCGGCTGCTGGCTTCATCGAAGCCGCGACCAACAAGCACATCCTCGCCCTGACGACGCAGGAGGGCGGGGCGCTCAGTGCGGTCTCCACCACCGACCTCCCGGCCCAGCTCAAGGCCCTGGGCTACAAGCGCACGATGACGCAGTACTCGTCGAGCTCACAGCACGCGGTGCTCTCCGCCCTCGCCCGCATCCTGAGCGTCGACTACGAGCAGTCGGGCAGCGCGATCACGCTGAAGTTCAAGCAGGAGCCGGGCATCGTCGCTGAGGCCCTGACGACCACCCAGGCCGACGCGCTGAAGGGCAAGAACTGCAACGTCTTCGCCGCCTTCAGCAACAACACCAACATCCTCCTGGAGGGGGTGATGGCGAGCGGCAATTACGTCGACGAGATCACCGGCACCGACTGGCTCGCGGTCACGGTGCAGCGCGATCTCTTCAACGCCCTCTACAGCAACAACACGAAGATCCCGCAGACCGATGCGGGCATGCAGGTGCTGACCGCGGTGGTCAGCGCCCGCTGTGCGCAGGGCGTCAACAACGGCCTCATCGCCCCCGGCGTCTGGAACAGCGGCGGCTTCGGCACGCTGAAGCAGGGCGACTACCTCGACAAGGGTTTCTACATCTTCGCGGCCCCCATCGCGCAGCAGGCGCAGGCGGATCGCGTGGCGCGGAAGGCGGTGCCGATCCAGGTGGCGGTCAAGCTCGCGGGCGCCGTGCATAGCGTCGACTGCACCATCAACGTGAACCAGTAAGGCGCCCTCGGCGCGGAAGGACTAAGACATGAGCAAGAGCTACAGCTTCCTCGACGTCGCGGCGACCCTGGTCGGCCCCGGCGGCTTCATCAGCCTGGGCAGCGGGGCAGCCGTCGCCGACGAGGGCATCTCCTTCGCCTACAACGGCGACATCGACGGGATGCTCATTGGCTCCGACGGGGAAGGCGTCCACAGCCTGCACGCCGATCTGAGCGGCACCGTGACCGTGCGGCTCCTGAAGAACAGCCCGACAAACCAACTCCTCTCGGCGATGGTCGCTTTCCAGCGCACCGGCGCCGCGAGCTGGGGGCAGAACACCATCGAGTGCCGTGACAGGGGTCGCGGCGATGTGTGGGTGTGCAGTCAGGTGGCGTTCAAGAAGCTCCCGGACGTGACCTACGCGAAGGACGCCGACATCATCACCTGGGAATTCAACGCGATCCGGATGCAGATGACCCTGGGCTCCTAAGCCCCGGGAGAGATAGGAGACACACAAAATGATCCAGATTGAAGTCGCCGGCAACCTCTACCAGATCGAGCGGCTGAGCGCGCTGCAACAGTTCCACCTGACGCGGCGCCTTGGCCCGCTCC